CTGCTTCTATGGGCATGGGGGTCGTTGCTACTCCTACTTGATCTGGAGCAATATCAGTAACATTTTCATGAAAGATTTTAACAAAGTCTTCATCGATTAAAAATTTATTTGTGTCATTATCATCCATAGGGATCTTTTGATGAAGCAACATCCAATTTTCTAATTCCTCTTTTGATTTGGCAAGCGCCTTAAAATCAGCAATATCTAGAATGCCTTCGAAGATACTTGAGAAAACTGGAATAGGGCTAAAATCAAATGATGTATTTAAGCAAATTGCCATAGGTGATTCTATTCTTTCCCATTTTTCGGTGCGAGTTCTATCTTCCTTTACTCGATCAAATATTTCACGAAAATAGTCAGGAAATGAGTCTAATAGAGATTTATTATTATTAAAGAATGAGAAATCAAATGAATATCCAAGCAAACCAGTTTCAGGATTAATGAATGTGAGTTTACAATAATCTGGATCTAATTTTTGGATATAGAATCCCTTTTTTGTTGCTCTAGCAAAACCATAGAATATACCATCAATATATGAAGTAAGCCTAGCTTCTAAAAATGAAGATCTCACATCCATTTTCTCGAAAACTTTTGCATGACTTTCATAATCTTTTTTAAACTTCTCAGCATTAATATTTACGGTGTCTACAGTCATAGCCTGCAACGTGTAATCCATTGTATGCAAATTCGCAAAATATATTATCAAGCTCTGGTAATGACCGGATGCACTAAAAAGATATCTGCTTATTTTTCGAAGTTTTTTCTGATTCGAAGGGTTTTCCCTGTTTTTCAGGAACTTTTTTACATCTTCATTTGTATATGCTTCAACAACAGAATTTCCTTTGTTCCTATTGTTAATATTTATAAGACCCATTTCTTTAAATGCATTTAAAACTTTATAATACTCTTCTGTCTTGGGCTGAATCAAAAGCTAGCCCCCTTTCTTTTTCCATAAACTTTGGGCTTTCTAATAAGCGAGAAGCTTTTAGGATTTATATCTTTCTCTTCAATCACCTTATTTAAAAATGTACCAACGTACCACAAACCCATCATTAATGCTGAATATCTATCCTTATTTACTCTCTTTGTTTGCTGTTCAACGCTTAACTTGCCACTTTTTGTGTGAGTGGTTTTTAAATTCTGTATTTCATCAATTAACAAATCTGTTTGAATATGAGGATACGCTTTGTCTGAGTAGCTTAAATCTTCTAGATTATTTTTCACATCTTTGATTAAAAGTTGAAGCCTTTCACTTTCTATCATATCCATGAATGAAACAATTCCATCGTGATTTAGTGCTTGTCCAACAAATTCATATATGTATTTTGGAGAGTTAGGTATTTCTGGTTTTTGGTCTGTGTTAATAGTATCCCAACATCCAAGACTTTTTTTAGTTTTTGGGTCAATTACTTCTTGCATCAATTCGTCTCTTAAACCAGAACCAATCCCATTTGTATCGAGAACGACAACGGAAGCATTAAATTGATCCCTTATTCTTTTAACTTCAATTCCTTGTTGTCGAAAATTCAAGCCATTCTTAAAGTTAATTAGATTAACGAGTTGAACTTTTTTCAGTTTACCAATCTTATTTTTAATTGCTTTTAAGACAGCAACGGAAGATTGATTGTTCGAGTCTTTTGCTGATCTTGCAACGTCAACAGAAAGAATATATTCAAAACCTTTTTCATAAGTAAACTCTGGAGCATCTAAGCATCTTAATTTTAAAAGCTTTTTTATATCTACTAGGCTCCCCGAAGTTGTTCCTGTCCATTTGCTTTCATAATTTTGTGCAAAGAAGGTTGGAGCAGCATTTTCTTTTTTATTTAATATTGCTGCTTTAGACTGACCACGTTTATAATTAAGAGCAAGTTTCCAGTTTGCTCCAATAACAATTTTCCCTTTAAGTTCGCGCATTTCTTTTAGCATTCGCAAACTTCTCTCATATTCATCACTGCCTCTATATCCTGCCGTAGTGAAGAAATTGATTTGAGAATTCATTTCCTGTGGGTCAATGGTTGCTATTGGACCTATTGTACGTCTCGGAACTTCAACAATTGGTTCCAATGCATCCTCAAACAAAGAGTTGTTGAGCAAAGCAGATTCTTCAATTTGTAATCTATGTCTTCTTGAGCCTTTAGAGGATTGAGAATTTGCAAGGATGGTAATTATTCCATTAGATTTAAATTTTATTTCTACACTATCTGTAGTAATTGATGGCTTGCCAGATATCTCTTGCTCAATCAATGGAAAGTATTTAATAATTTCTCTCCATTTTTCATCAACAAGTTTCGCAGCCTGTTCTTGTGTTTGAGCAGTCATAGAAATTTCTATATCGGGGAAAAAGATTGCTGTATGTACCATTCCAAGCAATTCTAAAAAGGTTTTTCCGTAGCCGCGAGGGAAGACTCCATAAGTGGATATGAAACGAGTAATACATCTTAAAAAGACACGTTGATCCAAATCTAATTTTATTCCACCTGTTTCAGGGGTAATTAAGTCATACCATAAATCAGGATTCCATCGACACCAGCTCACAAAATCAGTATATTTTTTAAGTCTATCTTCTGTATAATCAATCAAAAAGCATCACCAATCTCTTCTTCGGTTAAGCTTTCTTCAAAGTCTTTTGTTCTTTGCTCAAGGAATTTATATACATCTTCATACGATACTGGTTCCATACCTTCTAGATCACGTGCGTAGTTAATATAGCACCATATATTAAAGTCGACCTTATCATTCGGTCTTTGCTTAAATCTTGGCAATATTTCAATTACATCAACCACAGATTCAACAGATCTAACTAATTCACCAAAGCTGTCCATCCCGTTTGTTAGATCTGATTTGGAGAATTGAGAAGGATTAATCTTTGCTGCGGTAGCCTGGTCTTTAGCCATTGTTCCCCATTCCTTAGCGGCCCTTGAATCTCCTTTAGCAGTAGCAAGTTCTTCTTTGACGCGGTATCGAACATAAATCATGAGTGCTTCGGTGTGCATATTTGTTTTTTCTTGGTAGTTATTTGTTAGAAATTTATATTTACGTTCAAATGCAACATATTCTTCATCGGTATAGCCACTTCCCCACTTTTCTATTAGTGGGTCTTCAGCAATTACTGTCTTCTTCTCAATAGCATAAAATACACTATCATCAAACGTCATATCTTTATATTGAGGAAGACCAATGTTTCTAATATAGTTACTTGTACTTTTATTGAAATTGTGTTCACTTTTTTCCCATAGATCGGGAAGAAATGGCTGATTCAACTCTCTAAGAATCTCAATCACACGTTCTTTGTATCCCACAGATTCTTTATCTCCAATGTATTCATCTATACATCCCTTACAAAGTGGGAATCTCTCACTTGATACAAATTTATTTTTATGATTATAATAGTTACCAGTAATCAAAGAGTAATCTTTTTCACACATATTACATTTTAGTTTAGGTGTCGTTTCTTTCACATTTACATTTTTTACTACCATAATTCCACCACCTTCGATTTAAATCTTTTTTACGCTCTAAATACCCCCTGCCAAGTGTTAAGAGCATAAAAAAGAGACCTAACATATTGCTAGGTCTAATTGGTAAAACGTTGAATCATCTTCTTGGAGGAATAAAGATTCAAAAAATGCTTAAGTTTAAAACAATCATTGCGTTACGAATAACAAAATGAAAAACAGTTTTGAATTGAATGGGAAAGGTCGAAAGATAATCTTATACTTTGTATATCAGTTTTCATTCTTCCCCTTTAAAGAGGATTAAGAAAATTAGAGAAAACCCTCATGAACAAATGGTTTTATGTTTATTTTCGCTTTATATAAAGGGCTAATACTACTATAAACCCTTATGTATCAAGGGTTTCAAGCGTTTTGTAAAAGCGTTATGTATTTTTTGCTCTAAACCTTTTCGCGCGCTCATTTGCTTTTTGACGTTTCATTCTCTCTCTACAATCTTCACAATACTTCATTCTTCGACCTGTGATCTTAGTCCTAGAACCACATAGCTCACAAAACATTGTACCAGTCTCTAAGTTATTCTTAATATTTTGAACAACTACATCTCCAAAACTTGACCAAAGTGTAACCTTATGTTTTGTATTCTTAGTGACATATAAGTAATGAACTAAAACATCTACTACAAAAGTAATATCATCAGTGACTTCCAATATTTTATTCCTAATCAGCTTATATTCATGAATATTGTCGCCTGATGATTCCTTATCTATTGGAACAAAGTCACTGAACCTCTTGTTTTGATTTAGTTGATTGTATTTTTTTATTACCGCTTCTTTCAATTCTTCTCTGTTGGAATCAAGTTCATTTCTACTCATTAATACTGTGTAATCAAAATGTCCAATATTAGCTGCATTGAATTTAATTCTGGTCTTTGGAATCATTTTTTCAAGTTTATTTACTACACTATCATTTAATGGATCAACCTCTAATGGTTCAACCTCATTTTCTTTTTTATTCTTGGCATATATAAAGAAGTGTGGTACTTTTTTATTTGCGTATTTACTTATTCTTTTTGCAATTTCTTTATTTGGTCTTTTAGGTTTGTATAATGTTTTCGCATAATCAATGGTAAAGTTAGACTCCATACATAATATCTTAATTACGTCCAAGTCTATATCACTACTATTCCAAACCTTTGATATGTTGTTACTAATTGCTCCAATATTCCCTCCTGTATAAGCCAATTTTAACCCATTATATATGCTGTCTTTAGTAATAAGTTCAGGATCTGCCTTTTTCATGTTGTAATAAAGAGGAACAACACCATCCATGTTTCTTTTAGCTACCTCTACTAGCGTTTTATCGTTACATACAATTCCTTTGTCGCCGTCCACATCAAACATTAATATTTTACTTATTGGATCATGTACACTTGTGTACAAATTCTTTGTTATAAACCATCTTTTTATTTCTTGATTATGTACATTAATTCTTATGGCGTGTTCCTTGTATAAATGTGGACTTCTTAAACAGTCAAGCTCTTCTTCCTTAAACAAGGAACAATACACTTCATTGTTTTGGAGTAGTCCTTTCGGCTTTTTAATCTTAAGAATGAGATGTTCACAGAAGGCATATAAGTCAGGACAAATGAATGTGTAATATCCATCGATTTTTATTTTTCCTTCTTTAGCATTAGAAACTGTTTTCTTTTTAACTTCTTTCAAAACATTCTTACTATATATATCTCTAAGAAGCTCTGGGTACAGTTCAAGTGCTTGTTGAAAATAATTCTTTTGCAGATTGAAATCAGTTACCCCAAGCACTGCTAACATATTTTTTTTGTCTGAACCCATATTGATAATAGACTTAACTGTTTTTTCACATAGCTTTT